CGGCGTTTTCTCTCACGAGCGATTTGCTTGTCAGATTCAATTCCACTATTCCATAGTTGTGTATTCATTTCCGACACAGGGTCTTGTTGACCGATAGATGTCAATGAATTTTCGATGTACCATTTACCACTTGGTCCCTTGAACCCGTGATCCCAATAACGCACCCAAGGCAAATCTTCACCTTCAGGTGCAGGAAGAAAACGAATAACTGCATATCCATTTCCTGCTTTATCTACGGTTGGCTTCCAAAGACGGTCGTCACCATAGGATTGTTTTTCAGAGGTTGTCTCTGCTGCTGCGACAAGATTAGCAATTGCTGACTTGCGCTTTTCTTTCATTTCTGCGAATGAGCTCATATATTATTATTTTTGTATTTTTAGTATTGCGTTGTATTTAATCTTTAATAATAGTATTATATCATAGATTTTTCTTTTGTAAATAACAAAAGAAGATTTTCTTTGATTTTTTTTCTATCAATATCGATTAAGCTGTTTTTGTATTTCATCGCCATTAAAGCATGATCTCGCTTCATTCCAAGTGGATCATTCAATTTTGACAATAAAGGTTTTATGAAATTGACCATAAGATCAATAATAGAAATGGTTTCGATATTTATATTTTCCTTACAGAATTCGTTGATCAGTATATTCTCACCATTCTTGCAGGAACACAATTCATCAAAATCATATTCAGAAAGTTTATTTATATCGGTTTTAAATCTATAAGAGAGTGATTCTAATCTTACTTTCCTAGCATTAAGATTTGCTTCATTCATATCCATAACCCAAGAACATCCTGCGATAAAATTGGAAGTATAGAAATCAATAAGGTCTTCTCTAGTCCTATATTTGGAGGCAAGTTTCTCAAATGAATATTTAAACCTCAATTTCTCATATGAGTTGGGGTTCACACGAGTCTTGAAATTATATTTGTAAGCATCAAAATTCTCTTGAGTATAATGCAACTTTAAAGCACTGTATATTTTATATGCTTCGAAACCGCTCATTCAAACATAAAATTAAATAGTAACTGATCACCGGGGAAGATAAACTCTAATTGTCGATTATCCATTTAATTGAGTAACCCATTTCTTTGTTGTACCATTTAAAGCATATGCATCATTTAATTTTGCTACATCTTTTGAATCGATTGATACATTACTTTCATGAATTACGCCTGTTGAGGTATCAATCAGATTATATCTAGATGATTCTGTATGAGAGCCATCGCAATCCCCTGCGGGGTCTTTTGTTTTATTACATTTACATTTCATATTTAAAATAATTTGGAAGTGCTTGTTTTTATAATATTTCTACTTATCGCTTCAGCCTCTAATTTTACTTTTAGAGGACCAGAAATAATTCTTTTAATATCTCTTGGGTCGATCATCCGTTGTTCACATACTTCACAAATAGCCTCCGCATAAGTCATTGAATCTTTTTGTACCAGAAGCTGAACTTGATTTCGTAAATCTTCTTTTGTTATAGTTGTTTTAATGGATGGTTCTTGTTTCATAGAGTTCTAAGGATTACTGAGTGTTCATTGATTCGACCATTCACATTACCTTTTTTGGTTTTGAGACCATCTATTGCTTTTGTGAACATTCTTTCTGTCTTATTAGTTATAATGGGTATTATATCATCAGGCTTCCTAATTGTCAATGAATAACTCTTACTCTCATCATAGTTTTGAAGGGTCGTACCTTTTACACCAAATCCATCTGCGCCATTTGATTCATAGACCAGTAGTTTTCTATTCTTTGTATTGAATAGAAGAACCTTCTTTGAGCCAGGTAATGTAATGGGTGAAACAGAACTGATTCCAAATTTATCATCAGACTCTTTATACTTTAGCTTCTTCACTTGAACCTCTGCTGATTTTACTTTCTTTACACGAGGCTTTCTTGCTTTGGTATTTGCGCCACGATATTTCTCAACCTGCTGAAGCATCTTATCAATCGCTTTAATTCGACCTTTGATTGCAGGTTTACTTAGGAAAGACCATCCTTCAATATCATATTCATTATCCTTAGTGATGCAATTATCTAATGATAGCCGCAAAGTTTTTAACCAATTTTCAATTACTGGAAGACCACGGACAGGAATATCATTTGTCTTGAGTAGGGTAGAAAGATCAATTCCATTCACCTTGGTCGATCCATCGGTAGCCCAGTCATCAATCATTTCATCAAGATAGTATACAACCTTGGAATAAATCTTATTGTTCATGCGCTGAACCACAGAAATCTTAGGTGTATCATCTTTCTTATCTGTAATCTTTTCTTCAGTATATTGCTTATATACCCTATCAATCTCTTTCTTAACAAATAGAATGTCATCATTTGCTTCGGTCATATTCACTCCAGGCAAATCTTTACAGTATTCTTCCCATCCATCATGGGTCGAAGGCATTCCCTTATTGATCATTCGTGCCAACTTAGCCGCGGTAAAAGAAAAATATTTCAGATTAGATTTTACCGACCTAATTATCTTTGAATCATAACCATTCGTCTTTGCAAAGGTTTCGATATCCTTAATCAAATCCTTAGTGGAACAGTAGTAATTGTAGAAGTTCAATGCTGAACTTCGCCTCGAGAAATATTGAGTTCCATTAAGAGTAGAAGCATCTTCCCAAGAAGGTTCTTCGCCTGTATATTTAGAGTCAGTCGCTGCGACTCGATTATATCGATCAAAAATTCTAGCCATAATATTATCCTTCGTCTGAGTTAATGTAATTGTCTGCTTTATATTGAGTCAGATGTTCCATTTCTTCATTAACATCATTTTCAGTATATCCGATCACATAATCAGCGATATCATTGATACTTACTGATGCTTTCTTGACCTTCTTATGAATCCTGCGAATCATTCGAAGACGTTTATTTTCTTGGGCTTTTGTCATAATATAGTAATATAAATCAATTTAAGGTAATGTCAATCAAAATTAGCGAACTCTTACAGTCTTGTATTCGACTCGTGTCTCGTAGTGACCCGGCACGTGATGGATAATTTCACCAATGGCATTTCGAACCGTGACTTCATTCACCCACACTTGGCGGCGAATTTCAATAGTCTCATAGACTGGGGCACATGGCGAATGAATCACTCTACGATGATGACGGCTACCACCGTAAACTCCACGATGATGACGACCACCATGACTGAAAATACTTCCTCCATTACCTCGATCACCGAAGATGATCGCGGTTACACCGCCAATAATGGCACCCGTCTCAGAATCTCCATCACCAACATTATTTCCAATAACGCCACCTATGACCGCTCCAAGAACTCCTCTTTCAATAGTGCCTCGTGATTGACCGTATGTTAAACCTGCAGTAAGTAATGCTGCTCCGACAATAATTAATTTTTTCTTATTCATTTTATTTTTTTTTTTAGTATATTTATTTATGAAGATATTTAAAAGTTATTTATGATAAATTTATATGTGCGTTGATTACGATCTTTAATTTCATGACGCTTACCATCAGCATCCTTATAGTAACGCTTGTATTCATTAATCATCATTTGCTTATTAAGATAAAGTACAGCATGTGTGAACTTAGGAAATTTTTTAAATGAGCAACCAAGGTTAAATTGAAAATCAAGTAATAGCCATTGTTGTTGCCAAGTTAGTCGGTTCCAATCCTCAGCGCTGAGTTTCATATGATCAAGCGATTTTTGGATATCAGATATAAGTAGATATTGTGCCTGAGCTTCAGTAATTCCATTCTCAAATCGTTTTGAGCGAATATCATCGGCAGTAAGTTTATGACCATACGCAATTGTGTCATTTCCGCCCTCGGGGCTTGGATAGGGAAACCATAGTTGTGAAATCTGATTCCAACCTTTCATAAGTGAGTTTTCATAAGACATGATCTCATCAATAAAGCCATTATTGATAAGCATATTCCAATCCTTTTCATATGATTGATTATGGAGTTTGATATCATCAAAGTCTAAGTCAGGGCGATTGCCATCAATCGTGGCAAAAGCTGATGTTGCTGAAAGTAAAAATATTGCGTATTGTTTCATACTTCCATTAACTTATACTTTTTTCCATCTACCTCTATTACTTTATCAGCACAGGACTGACTACGTGGTGTTCCTTCTTTGTAGCCATCGCTATCCTCGTAGTAGGTTTTATTACCCTTTTCGTCGTATTCATACTTGCTCCAGAAGCCATAGCTGGTCTCGTAGTAGGTCTTGTTACCCTTGGAATCGTATTCACTTTTTCGCCAGTCGCCATCGCTGTCCTCGTAGTAGGTTTCTTTGCCGTTGGAATCGTATTCATGCTTGATCCAGAAGCCATAGCTGTTCTCAAAGTAGGTTTCGTTACCGTTGGCATCTTTAATATCGATAGGGAAGGTAAATGCAATCCCCAATTTTTTGTATGTTTCGCTTAGTTTTTTCATACTCTTATTATATTATAGTTCCTAATCTTATGCTCTCTCTTTCAATAGCTCGTCAATCCAATTGCATAGATCAAATACATGCCTATGAGGTTTATCTTGCCATTGATAAGATAAACTAAACATATCACTACTATCGCACTCTTTTAAAGAATCTCTATAATCTTTAGTTGTTTTACCATGCCAGGTTCCTTCTTGAAATTGTCTTTGAGCATCTTGTCGATATTGAAAAGCATCTCTAGCTTCTTCTACTAGACGACAAACTTCATCTTCTAGCTTAGAATTATAAGCCGCAAGACCAACGTCGCGACCTAGATCTTTTCTCAAAAACTCTTTATACTTCAAATAATTCATACTCTTATTATATTATAGTTCCTTAATCTTCTTTCTGATATCACCGATAGTGTAGATACCTTGGTGTGAGTTATCTACTGCAATTACTTCTGTATCATCTGGTAATAACGGAGCTAATGGGTCTAACCATCTTACTCCATTACTTCTAAATGCTACGTTTACTTCTACTTCTTCTCCATCTTCATATGTTCTGATAGACGGAACCTTCACTGCAAATGTTGTACTCATACTATGATTTTGAGATACATAGAACCCCGTCAGAGTATCCAATGTCCGTGGCGTATCCAGATTTCATAAATTTGCGCTCTAAGTCTTGGAGCCGCAAGTGATAGTGGCACTCTTCGTAGTCTGTTGGCACATATATGCGAACGACCATTTCTAGTGGTTCGTCTGGCGTCATTCCCCATCCGATATGTTTTCTTTGAAATTTTATCTTCATAGTGCTATTCCTCTGCGTCTATCAAATCCATCTCGATACCCTTCACAAGGTCTTCCCTCAAGAAGTTAGCAATTACTTGAGCTTTGTAGGCTTCGTCAAAGCAACCATCGGAAGCCCACTCATGGGCTTGTTCCTCTGATTCACCTGCATAGTCGTTAATATATTCAATTAGTTTTTTTGTATTTATTTTCATAGTGCTATTATTTTTTTTCAAGCCAGTCGGCAAGTCCTTCTGCAGTCACAACTTCATCATCATTCATGGTGTAGTAAACCTTGTGATCGCTGATATTTGAATCGGGGTGAAGAAGCCACCTTTTGTATTTCGAGACGATCTCATCGCGCATCTGACCAGAATTATTCTCATCGACTGAACAATGAAATAGATCATTCTCCATGGTCACATGAATATTGGAATGCCATTCGTCCTCGGCTGGAATTGAATCGATATCAGCATGGCAATCAGTAAAGATCACAAAAACCTCGGAATAGTCATTCCGGTAGGAAATCGCTTTTTCGAAAGCCACAACATCCACAGATGGGTAGAGAATATAAGTCTCACCACCTTTGTTTTTCCAATATTGAGGGCATTCACCAGTTTCATCCCAGCTGTGGGCGCCGTAGTTTTCGCGATACTGGGTAGTGACAGTGTGAATTTTATTTTCCATAATCAATCTTATATGTATATTATAATCTATTTTTTAGAATTTGTAAAGGCTTTTATCTGATTGAATATCAACGGGTTACGAAATGAGGTTCTTCTTTTTGAAAAAATTCATAAGTCATTGATAATCAAGAGACTCCAGTCCATCGGATCGGACCAGTTCTTAGAGAATCTACCGTGTCTTCAATAACATTTCCACGGGCAAAATTCCTCGCAGGGGCTTTCCAACTGGCGGCTTTGAGAAGGTCGCCCTTCTTGAATTTCTTATCATTATCAGTATTAACAATGAATCCCGCAGCTGAACCTCCAGTAGTGAGCCGAATATATTTTGATCCCTTCACAGAACTGACACTAATGGCATATTCGTGATACATATTTTCTTTAATGTCATCTGAATCTTTACATTCAGAGGCAGACTTATCTTCTGGTATATTTGACCACCTCCTATAGTCTTCAATCATTAAAGATTTAACTAGATCGACTCCATCTTCGATGAGTCTTCCAGGTTTGATGAGAAAGTGGTTTTCACTCATTTCTGAGCCAAGTAATTTAACAGTTTTTTCTTTATTTTTCATAATCAATCTTATATGTATATTATATCAGATTTTATGAATTTGTACAGGATTTTAAGTCATTGACACTGAAGGACATAGGATACATTATTATTGAATATCTCAAAATACACAATTCATTGATAATCAATAACTTATATAAATAAGAAATATGACCAATGATTGATTGACCTATTATTCTGTTCTGAACAAATCAATTATAACAGGATGTCAACCCCATGTAAAGACCAAAATCATGATAAGTGAAGAAATTAAAAATAAGTTGATCGCCCAACCTCGTGGTCTCGCTGACCTAGGAGAAATTGGCACATTCGACCCTTTTAACGAAGTTTGTAGTTGGTCACCCAAAGACACAGATGCTGCATTCTATGGAGATTGGACTGTAATAGACTGCAAACTTATTTCGTCTAGCAACGATCCATGTGTTATTCGCAGTTGCTCCTCTAGTTGTGTTACTCTTTCAGGTGAATATAGTTTATCGACCTTTGACCGACTATCCTACAAATATAAGGATATTGAAACAAATGAAATTTTTGAGGTGAAAGGTTGCCCAGATCCTGCTGATCCACGCACAAAATATATGTTTGAATTGATTCAAGACCCTAGAAAGAATATAGATGTGAAGACAGTGGTTGAATTTCTCATTGAATTTGATTTTAGCAGTCCTTCATTATCTACTGATCTTTCAACAGCAGAAGAACTAGGAATTTTTATAGATGATAATCTTTATGTGGATGAAGAAAATCAAAAAGCATATAGAAAAGATAGAATTGAATTTGTTCAGACTGTGAGAAATTATGGTTATAAAAAACTTTGTGGTGCAATGGATATGTGCTTCTGTGATAAATAGAAATATGCCACCAGTAACAAGAATAGGAGATGCAGATGTTACTCATTGCTCGGGTATGACAAGAGCAGTGGGTAGTCCAAATGTATTTGCGAATAATATTCCGATATCGCGGCAAGGAGATGTAAATACTACCCACCTTCTACCTGCACCTATATGTCCACCCCACGCTAAACCCATTGCTGTGGGTTCAACCACTGTCTTTATTAACAATAAAGGTTGTGGAAGAATAGGCGATGCAATATCGGGTTGTACATCTGTGGCTGCTGGATCATCAAATGTCTTCGCAGGAGGATAAAATCTTATAAATAAGAATATAACTGAAAGGAAATAAAACATATGACAATGGAATTAATAGCAATGCTTGGTGGAGGTGTAACTGGTTTCATTATGAAACTTGCATCTACCATGATAGCAAATCAGGCACGAATCTTTGAACAGACTCTTCAGAAGCAAAAAGCTGCTGATGATTCGGCAGACAGAGCAGCAGCCAGAGATGGTGGCGTATATGTAAGGAGATTTCTTGTGGCAATAACATTCTTCGCGATTGTTGTGGCCCCATTCATCTTTGCATTCCTACCCGAAGTTGGAATCACAACATCCAGAGAAACCAGTGGTTTTCTAGGATTGTTCAAGGGTGTTAAATGGGAAACTGTACAAGGATTTGTTATTCTTCCCGAAGTGAGACAGACTGCATTAGCAATCGTAGGATTCTATTTCGGAAGTTCACAGGTAAAATAAAAATCTGATTAGTGAAATTTTTGGTTATTGGGTGTGGTCTTAGTGGCTGTACGGCTGCCAGATTATTAAAAGATAAAGGACACGAGGTTAAGATATATGAATCTCGTTCGCATATTGCGGGCAACTGTTATGATTCAAAGATTGGAGATACCATGGTTCATAACTACGGTCCACATATCTTTCACACAGATGATGAAGAAGTCTTTTCTTTTCTTTCAAGATTTACTGAATGGATTCCATTTGAATATCGACCTGTAGGTGTAACACCTTTGGGAAATATTCCATTGCCTTATCACGATAACGGAAGTGAAAAGCACATAGGAAAAGTCCTGTCTGATGATGAAATCAGAGAAAATATCTTTCGAGATTATAGCGAAAAGCAATGGGGGGTTTCATTTGATGATATACCCAAGACTATAACTAATCGTATACCTAAGACAAGAGGGTGTGATAACCCAACTTGGTTCGAAGGACAGAAATATCAATGTCTTCCCAAGGGAGGTTACACTCGTATGTTTGAAAACATGATAGAGGGTATCGAGGTAAAATTAAACTGTGATAAAGATGAATGGAAAGATGAAGAGTATGACTATCTAATCTACACAGGAAAGATAGATGAATATTTTGGCTATCGATATGGTGAACTAGAATATCGGTCGCTTGATTTAAAGCATGAAGAATCTGAAAAGAAGATGGATACATTGGTTTATAATCAATGCAACAAGGGTGTTGAATATACCAGAATATATGATCATTCATACTTCGATCCAAATCATAGGGGTAATACAGTGATTACTAAAGAATATCCCAAGAAGATGGAAAAGGGTGATATACCATTCTATCCAATACCTTGGGGTGAAGGACAAAAGAAATATTCTCAGTATAGAAAATTAGTAAAAGAAGAAAAGAATACTGTGTTTTTAGGTAGATTGGCACGATACAAATATATGGATATGTGGATGTGCATCAAAGATTCTATGAATAAAATCAATAATATGGTTTGACATTATTAGATATCTAGATTATTATATACATAATGAAAATCAAACAACACACACAAACAGACATGCTCTATAAAGTCCGAGATAAATATATCATGCTTGATCGTCAGGTCACAGTAGATACTGACAAAGAAACAAAAGCAGTTACAGTTGAAGTTACACTATTTGATGATATGGCTAATAGATTCTTCGGTCGTCTCAAAAAAGAAGAACGTATTCAATGGGTTAATGAATTTTTCAATGGTGAGACCGCACCAGTTATTAAAGATTACAAACTTTTGAATAATCATTGATAATTAAAGACATAAAAGGTTTTACAAAACCCGATAAATAGATTATCATATTCTATATCAACGGGTTATGACTTTTGAGATCTTATAATACATGATTCTCTAAATTATTGATAATGAAAGACATAAAAGCCTTTACAAAACCCGATGAATAGATTATAATATACATATAAGATTGAGAAAGATATTCAATCAATTATGGCTCTCTAAGCCAAATATCAAATTAGAGTTAAACGTCTTGTAAAATTGGCGCCCAAACCAACTTCGGTTGAGAGGGGCGAGAAAGAATTTATAAATTCGGTGGACGTAGCCATCGCGAAAACAAATCTACGATACTTTTAGAACATACTACACGGTCATATGAGCGATATATTTATCGAGCTAGGCCTAGCACCTCTTCGTTATAAAGTGCCTCTGGTATGTTCACAATTTTTCGGTTTCTTAGCTCAGTTGGTAGAGCAGCTCACTTGTAATGAGCAGGTCGTCGGTTCGAACCCGTCAGAAACCTCCATTTTTAAGGAGAGATGGCTGAGTCTGGCTTAAGGCGGCTGACTTGAAATCAGTTGATGTGAAAGCATCCGTGGGTTCGAATCCTACTCTCTCCGCCATTTAAGGAGATATGACTGAGTGGCTTAAGGTAGCTCTTTGCTAAAGAGCCGAAGTTTAATCGCTTCCGTAGGTTCGAATCCTACTTTCTCCGCCATTTAAAGTGTATAGCCCAGGGCGCACTATAAAGATACCTGGGTACAATTTCTATACAAGTCAGGCAGATACGGTTAGCTGCACCAGACTGTAAATCTGGCACCTTTGGTTTTGCAGGTTCGAATCCTGTGGCTTGTACCATTTTTTTTATTCCGACATAGCTCAGTTGGTAGAGCAGTTGACTGTTAATCAATTTGTCCCTGGTTCGAGCCCAGGTGTCGGAGCCATTTTTTGCCCCTATCGTCTAGTCTGGTTAGGACACCGCGTTTTCATCGCGTCAACCACGGTTCGAATCCGTGTAGGGGTACCATTTTAATGCAGAGAGGTTAGGTAGCCAAAGGAGTCTCATAAGCTTCTTGAGCAGGTTCAATTCCTGCCTCTGCACCCAATTTATGGCTCGATAGTTAAACGGATATAACACATGACTTCTAATCTTGCGTTCCAGGTTCGATTCCTGGTCGGGCTACCATCTTGTCCTATATCTTCCTACTGCATACGAGCAGTATAGGTTACTCACCCGAAAGACCTTGCGAGGAGCAACGGGGAGCAGTGGAGTTGATCACCGCTGGGGCGTTTCTTTAATTTTAATAGTTCCAATGCTTTTGAAGAAGTATTGGGTAATGATCCACCATTCCAATAACGGGGCATTAACACATGAGTAGAACCGTATGGTTTGTCTGGTGTTTATAGAAAATGTAGTGTAGAACGTACTAGGATATGAGGCTTGTGGAATAGGCGTTGATTGAGCGGTATACTGTTAGATCAATCATTTGTCATACAAGGTAACTTCTCTACGTCATCTATTGGGGTAACTATTGATAGAGTTTGTAATTCCTCTGCGACGGCGGAGGTTGATAAAGAGGATAAGGACTGCGTAGCGGTCGACTCCCTCACACTTTTAAGGTCTTATGACTGATCCCCAAAGCCTTATGGCTGCGGTTTGGCTTTTCCCTCTTTCGCCCGATAAGTAAAGGGGATTAAATTTTTATATATAATATAATGAAAGAAAGAAATAAAACTAAAAAAACACTTCAAGCAGAATTAGCTGAAGCCACTCAAAGATATACAAGGGCTATCTATTCTATTATGGAGATGCGCCACGCTCTGGGTGATACCGATGCAAAATGGTCACATGATGAAGTTATTACTAAGATAAAAGAATTGATGAAAGAGTCTGAAGGGGGTGAAGGGGAATCGACTGCTCCTAGTGAGTAGGACGCTGGTTCAACTCCAGCCACCTCCACCATCCCTAAATGAAATTCATAATCAATACTCATATTTCTTATAGAAAACCTCTTCTTACATTCTTTGAATCAGTAAGAGATTCTGATTTAAAAAGAGAGTTGTGGAAGAATATCATTGTCGTGGACAATGATACAGAGAAATCAGCACCAAGATTAATATCTCTGAAAGAGATTCTTGATACTGATATAGAAATGCAAGTTGTGCATGTTGGAAATGAATTCAACTCTTATGAAATGGGTTCATATAATATTCTTAACATATATAATGAACACGAATTGATAAGAGATGATCAATATTTTATGCTTCACGATACCGTGATACTAAGACATAATTTTTATGAAGTAATAAGTTCTTTCTTTGATGATAAATTTAAAGATAAGATCATTCAATATAAACCAGCAAATTCCAATATAAGAATAATTGGAGATAAGCACGTAAAAGAATATGGTTTACAGTATAATAGACCTTTTTCCAAGGAAGAAGCTATTTGTATAGAACTCGACAGCAATTCGAAAAGTTTTTCTACCGACGATATGTATTCATTCAATACACATGAAGATACAATATGTTTTGGTGATGCACCAAGAACAGGTAGAAAATCCATATACACAAAATCAATAAGAAGGAGAGTTATTGCAATGGAGAAGTTTGCTCTAGAAAAATATGTTCTATATGGTTGGAGAAATGAATTCTCTGATAAGCAAATAACAAGAAATATTATGGATTAATCCACAAAAGAACCAACTGGACCGAATCGCCAAGTGAATTCAATTTCCGCACCAGCTCCGATATCTTCGCCAACATTTGCATAAATCAACATACTTACTCGTCTTGGAAAAGAACTTTTAGGTAATGTGATCTTTACTCTCTTTGATATCTCATTTACCTCTCCATTATCGGGGTCTTTGACAGTTACATAATCGTCTCCAATATTAGGCCCAGGGTATTGATATTGCGCGTAGCAACCATGAAGTGCAAGGTCACCTGAATTTTTGCATTTATATATCAACTCCCATTCAAAGTCTTGAGTGGAAATATATGACCATCCAGCATCAAATAAAACAGAATCATCATCTGTAAGTTTTTTACTTTCCGACACACGGGTATTTGTCGCCGTCCTATTATCAAAGATATAATATCTTTCATCTTTTGTAGTAAGAACAGGATTCTCACCATAAGTAAAATTATATTTTTCAGCTTTTAGATAATATTTCCATTTCCAGATTTCAGACTCATCACATGCACCATTAATGGGATCGATAAAATTTTGTGCCTGCAGTGGTTCTTCAACAAAGACTTGTCTTTGAGGTGACGCAGGATTATCAAGGTTGAATGATTGACTAGAATAATCAATAAAGGGCCCCGGGCGGCATATAGGTAAAGTGGTCATATAATATATTTATATAAATAAAACCAATGAAAATACTGAAATCAAGATATAATGATTCCACCTGGAACAACATTAATGTGATTGAATTGAAGGTTTCCGATTTGTGGGCTTCTGTTCCAATCGCTAAAAAACATAGAAGTAAAGAATTCTATGAACCAATTAAAGAAGATATAAAAAAGAATGGTCTGCATTTTCCTCTGATAGTTGTCGATGCTACTCGAAATGATATTCTTAAACAGAAGAAAATATATACTAATAGGTTATGTGCACTACCATTTGATCCAGATAAAGATGATTTAACGGTTAGACAATATGTCGTTTGGGGCGGATCAAATAGATGGAATATCGCTAATGAACTAGGATATGATTTTGTTGATTGTGTTATAATTGAGAATTCAGATTTTGATAAAGCACGAGGTATGCAAAAACTTCATCGTAAACCATATCAAGGGAAATATTATTAATATGAATATACCAAAACTACTAAGACATATTTGGGTAGGCCCTAAATCACCACCTTTAGGATGGATGAATACATGGAAGAAAATGCACCCAGATTGGGAATATAGAATCTTTTCAGATGCAGATTTTAAGAATAGGAAATTCCATAACCAACATTTAATAGATGAATATTATCGTAAGAGCATTTGGCATGGTGTTGCTGATTTAGTTCGTTATGAATTGTTATATGAGGAAGGCGGTTTTATGCCAGGTGCAGACAGTATATGTCTTAATAATATTGAAGAGCTATTTACTGAAGATGATGAAACTTGCTATACTGTTTATGAGAATGAAATTCTTCGACCTGGTCTAGTTTCTCCAATACTTGGAAGCCCTATTGGTGCACCATTTCTAAAATTCTTGATTGATGATCTACATAAACTGAGACCAGATCAATTAAGACAACCTTGGAGAACTACTGGTAATGGGTATCTAGCCAAAGTTCTTAATCAAACACATAAAGTTAAAGTATTTCCATCACACTATTTTATACCTGAACACTTTACTAAAGAAGTCCCTAGATATTCTGGACCTGATAAAATATATTGTGAGCAAATGTGGGGAACAACTAAGGGCAACTATTCAGAAGGCACATGATTAATGATATTAATTTAGTATCTTTTTATACTGAAGAGTATGAGAAGTATGTAGAGAATTTTACCAACAATGCAAAGAGACTTTCTTGTAAAACATACATAGAAAAAAAAGGTGAATGGAAACCCAAGGGCGTTGAGAAGATAAAGAATCAACATCATTCAAATTGTAAATGGAAACCCTCTGTTATTAAATCAGCTCTTTCTAAAAATGAGATTTGTCTATGGCTAGATATAGATTGTCGCATTGAAAAAATAAACTATGTGCCCGAGAAATTTGATATTGGTTATCTTACCAACGTACCAAAAAGATATAACAACAAGATTTCTGTTGGATGGATCTGGTTTAATAACACACCTAATACATTTAACTTTTTAGATGAATGGGAAAGAAATCTAATCAATTCACCACAAGATCATAATGCATTTACATATACATATAGAGCACTGAAGAATAAAACCAATCTAATCGATGTTACCGATTCTATTGAAGTGATCCACAATTATTAAAAACAAATTATGAAAATAACATGCTATGCAATGTCTTCAAGACAGACACATCAAATAGATACTGCCAAAAAATTCGTAAGTGGTTTAAAAAGACATAATATAAATGCCAATCTTGAAATTGGATTTAAAAAAGATAATCGATCCGATTTAGTATTGGTTTGGGGTATGAGAGGTGCTAGAATGGTAAGAACTGACTTGAAAAAAGATTTTCTTCTTATGGAACGCTCATATCTTGAAGATAGATTTGAATGGATATCCTTGGGTTATAATGGACTTAATGGTAAAGGTGAATTCTATAATAAGAATATGCCAGATGATAGATGGAAGAAACACTTCAATGATGGCAGACTGAAAGAATGGAATACAGATGGAGATCATATTCTATTGACTACACAAGTGAGGGGTGACAATTCGATTAATCATCTTAATGTGGATTATCAAGAGATTATCAATAATATTAAAAAGAATACTAATCTTCCAGTTCATATAAGAGACCATCCGCATCGCCGGAACACTTGGGGAATATTAAAAGGTGATGTCATATCAGATTGCAATATTCCAATTACCGAAGCATGTGCTAAAGCAAAAGTTGTTGTCACGATCAATAGTAATAGTGGTGTCGATGCCACTTTAGCTGGAACCCCAGTAGTTAATTTTGATAATGGTTCTATGGTATGGGATTTGGCTATGAAAGATTTATCCCAACTCGATAATCCACCAACACCTGATAGAACACAATGGTGCAATAATACAGCATATACACAATGGCTTCCATATGAGATTGAAAATGGTGATGCTTGGGATCATCTAAAACAAAGATATGATTGACATCTCTTGAAAAAAATGAGATAATACTATAATGAAAAAAATATTAGCGTATCTAATTGTGCTTCTGGCATTACCATGTATCCTTGCTGTATCAATATGTCTATCGATATATCATACTGTAATATTGGTTATTAAAGAAACACCAGAAAAATTATTTGATATGATAATGAATATAAATAGAGAATGAAAATAAACCTGATATCATTATTTGCTCCCAGATTAGATTTCTTCTATATAGAAGATTGGATAAAATATAATCTCAATCTGGGCGTAGATCATATTTATTTTTATAATAATGGTTTCAATTTGTGTTCCGATCCCACAATGGAATCGAATAAGAGCGATTTTGCAAAACAAGTATATGGTGATAAAGGATGTCCAGGTGATATATCTAAGGTATGGGATTTGAAACCACATCAAGATCATTTCCTTGAATGGACTGAAGAAGAAATTAATACTATCTTAGATGAGATAGATCATAAATATTCAAATGTCACATTTATTCCCTTTGAATATCATGTAGATCACTCATTCAAATATCCCATGTCGCAATTTAAGGCAATGAGACATCACCTTGAGCAGAAGATACATAGTGATTGGATCGCGATGCTTGATATTGATGAATATATAAACTTGGGTAAACATTCAAATTTAAAAGATTTTATAAATTATATAAGTGCCAAAGGTAATTATGATAATATCAGATTAAAAGAAATAGTTCAGAGGAGAATATATAGAGAATCATTTACAATTCACCCCAATGATCGTGACAAGGAGCACTTTAACAAAGATGGTATTTCAAAAACATTTTCTAAAACTTCAATGATAAAACCTTATCCCACGAAGCACGTTCGGAGTAAGTATCTGCCAGATGATATAGCATGGACACATCATGCTGGTTGTACATGGACTCCAGCCCATAAAATTACCACATATACGTGCGAAAAGGATGAAGCATATTATAACCATTATAAGTCAGAAACCTTGAATAATAAATATAAAATTTTGTGTTGTATATTGCATACAAAAAATCAACCAGAGAGATATGAAGCAATAGAACAAACCTGGGGTAAAAGAATAGATCATATGTATTATTCTGATCATTCGGACCGAGCCAAAAATATACTTAAGGTATCGGAACAAAATGATTATACATCGTGTGTCGATAAGAACGCTAGAGTATTTAATAGATTACTTAAAGAAGATAAATATAATAATTATGATTACTACTTCTTTGTAGATAATGATACATATGTTAATGAGGTTAGACTAAAGTCATTTGTTAGAAAAAATCATTTTGATAAAGATAAAATACATGGTGAAATTGTGAATTGGAATGCTCATCTTGATGCACCCGTAGTAGTGCATGGAGGCGCAGGATATTTAATGCATAAAAGTGTTTTGGAAAAGATGAAGAAGTGTCCGATATATCAAGATGTAAAATGGTCGGATATGAATATTTCTTTATATGCAATAGACCTGGGGATAGAAATAAAGCACCATAGAGGTTTTAATTCTTGTAATGGTACATACAATGCCGCTAAAAAGAATGGTCTCACTTTCGAAGAACAAATAGAACTTTGGTTTCCCGATGCTCATAATCACTTCACATTCCATAAGATTAAATCCTTAGAACGCGCAGAATGGGCGCAAAATAGAATTTGGGCACAGTATAAATAAATAATATGAGTAAAAGAGCAAAACCAGGAGTAGACCTAAGGTCACCAAATCCAAGTAAATCAAAACGATTGGGTCGTTCCCGTGGTCCCATGGTCTTTAATGATCATGTAGGACATATGGTAACACAAAAAATCGATGAAGCTATTAAAAACAAACAAGATAAATAAATGAGCGAAGAAATATTTGATTTTGGCTTCACAGCCGTTGATGAAACAGAACTTAATTCTTATCAGAAGGCAACACAAGCAACACAGAGTGCTACCGCAACACAAGAGAAAGTCGACGATCTTTATAATGCTATTCAACCCCTCTTGAATAATCTTAAAGCCAACCCAGAAAAGGAATATATCCTATGGCCCGAAAGACTCAAGAAGATTGAACAGTTTGAATCTTACCTACAAGGTATATACAACAAATAAACAAAACAAAGAAAGAAATAAATAATGATTACATTGATCGTAACATTCGTAATTGGTTTTGTTGTCGGCATTCTTGTCAGCCGCAACAACCAAACAAAGGTTAACCGTGCAGTTGAAGATGCGGTTGAGCTTTATGAAGCAGCTCAAAAAGAGATTGCTGATCTAAAGGCTAAGTCTAAAAAGAAGCCCGCAGCTAAGAAAAAGCCAGTGGCTAAAAAGCCTCAAGTAGATTAATCTCAGCCTATTCAAGTCCCATCATAATGATGGGGCTTTTTTAGTATCCTATTACAGTCCAGAAATTACCTACATTATTGCTAGACGTATTGGTATACATTCTAAAACCATTTACATCATACCCAGGCTTGATATGAACATTAGACTGTGCAGCTGGCGCAGTGGAGGTGGTGTTATCAACACCTGTTGCTTGGATAGAAATTATACCATTGGGGAAAGGTGTCTCAAAGGTAATTGTTAGGGCGTGCGACGAATCTGTGTTCGTCGTAGTTTCAGCAGCAAATCCAGTTTTCATAATCAATCCATTAGGAAGTGTTGTGCTTTCTCCTCCAGTATAAGCGATTGCTCCATTGGGAGCAGATACAACTCCTTGGTATCCTTGAACCTTATAATAAACATCACCAGTAGCTTGGCCCATGAAAGCCACTTTACCATTCACATCAGTCATTACTGTAACTGTGCCTCCTCCTCCGGCAGCCGAAATTACTACCGCGGCCGATCCATTACCAGTCGCACTGCCGGCTTGATAAGCAAGCACACTTGAACCATTTGTTTTAAAATAAAGGTTGCTTGTGGGTGAACCAGAACCTCCAAAAACTTCCATCACGACGAGTGTTTTATTTGTGCCGACAATAGGAGAAAGATCTAATTCTTCATAAGCCGTATTTGGAGTGGTAATTTCGAATGAGCCAGTAGCACCACTATCTACCAGATTGAAACTATTAGAATCA